TAAGGCCTTTCAAGGAAAGGAGGATCTTTAACCTTTTTCACTAGGAGTGGATCAGTTGTAAAGCCAGTAATATCTAAAACTCTGCGTACTAAACCAGGTACACTTTCATGAATAAAACCTTTAAAAAATAATAAAGTGTCATCACCATAAACCCTAATTAAACGGTTGCTCTCAAATCCAAGGCTATCTGATATTCTAGACCAATTCATCCAGTTAACTATAGTGCCTATTGATGAGGTAAATGGTGATCCAGTGGCAATGCCTTTGCTAAGTCTGTACATAAAGCCTCCTGGAGTGACAATAGTTTTAAAAATGAAGCCAGCACAATGGTGGAGAAATAGAAGGTCAACATCGTCCCCTTCAGGATAGCATCCGCGTAATAAAGCAAAAGCTGCAACTATTTGTTCCTCAGTTACACTCTGATCATATCGTTTAAGATCGGCTTCAATTACATTATCAAATTCTTGGTGTACTTTATCGAATTTAAAGAAATTTCCACCAATAAAGGACGTTCCTAGTGACATTTCATTATCATGGTGAACCTTCTGTATATCCACTAATGCTTTATAAAAGCTGTCAATGGTGTTCAATCCGACTATTTTATTAACACCCTCTGGCATGATGAGTACACGACACCTCAAATCCTCGTTAATTTTTAATTCGCTCATGAACCTAACTCTTCCACCTATTGTCCAAACACTCTGATCTGGTACAAGGTTAGTCATTATTCTCTCATTATATTCAACTGCTATGGGTTTAATATATTGGTCAACATACCCATGGTTACTTCTCTCGAAGTATAGCTCAGACATTTTCCCTGCGTATGCATCACTATTTGTCTTTACACTTAGACATCCAATAGGGTCTGGTTTGGGTAGGTCGGGTAGTTTAATTTTATCAAGATGTGGGATTATTTTGTTTAAAATCTCCATAGAGCTAAACTTTTCACCATGAGGGTTTGGGTCACACAGAGCCTGAAATTCTTTCATTTGGCTCATCCAAGAAATCTCAACTGAGAACTTTCTATCAA